ATACTTTCCGTCTTCTTTCCCCCAGTAATAATACCAAAGGTTTTTTAATTTATAAGTTAGATTAGCCATAATTTTCTATTTTTCTTTTAAATCTTGACTTCGCACTGGTGTTTCTGTCTGAATAGAATTCTTTCATTGATTGTCTTATATTGCCGAGCTTTCTTTCTAGCTCTCTTGATTTTGTTATATTGCCTTTTGCAAAATACCAGTCGTAGGCAGCACCTATACTAAGAAATCTGTGGAATTCGCTGTCTATTCTTGGAGAGTCGTCATTTTCTAAATCAACTGCGAGAGCTGTGGTTGACTTGGATACATAGACATTAAGTCCGTCAGTTACATCTTTTTCCGATTGAGGATATAAAAATAAAGACCTGCCTTCTAAATAGTAATATTGTGGCTTGCCTGTTTTTGTTATCTCACCTTTAATGTCTTCCTTTGTAATTGGTTTGAGCCAAGTTTCGGTGTCGTCATAAGTGATTTGAACTCTTTGGACTTGCCTTGCGTCTGATGGCAATAAGTAGTTTGTCTGACCCTCTTCTAGGTCGCCAACAGCAACTGGTAAATCCTCTAAACTTTCGTCAAATCTCCACTTGCTATCACTCTTCCATATTTCCAAGACAGCTTCGTCATAATATCTGTTTAGGTTTCTAAGGACAGCTTCTTGTTTGTATTGCGTTGATACGGTGTTGGCAAGAAACAAAGTATCTGTGATTAGTTCAGTTATTGTCATTTTATTTTTTAATTAGCTTATACCAGCCCCGATTGGGGCTGAGTAAACTAACTAGCAATGTTAGTATTAGCACATAGGAATCTTCCAACTCCTTCAGTGAATACTTTTGTTCCATACAAGGTGTATGGTTTAAATTTGTAACCTTCAATTGCATCTTCTGCTTTAGAGATGTCCATCTTAGGTTCTACTTGCATCACTAAGTCAATTGAGCCTGGTTTACCAATGTAGTATGCTTTTCCAGTTCCAGTTCCTGAATCGGGTAGGTTGTTAGAAACGAATATTCTGAATCCCATAAAGTTTCCAGCATATCCATTTTTCAATGTTGCGTCTGCTACACTAAATCCAGCTGAAGTTGCAGCTAATTCAATGTATTGTGCAGCAAGAGGGTCAACTACCATAATCCAAGTTCCGTCCTCTTCAACACTTGCTTCTCTCAATTTCTTTCTTCCCTCTGCTGCGAAGTCAATTATGTTTGACTTAGAAAGAACATCAGAAACATTCCATTGAGTTCCATTTAAGGTCTCTGCTAATACAGCTGTATCAATAGAATCTTTAAGTTTGTATCCAGCTCTCTTTCCAAGCTCTGCCATTGGGTTTATTCCTTCCTTGATTTGAAGATTTTCTAATCTTTCAACATAGAAAGGAGCAACCTTTGCTTGATTTACTGTTAGTGTCTCCCCCGTAGCATCAATTGCGTGGTAGGTATTAATTCCACCACCAGCTTGTGTTAAGGGTGTGTAATCAACTACATCAGGCATATCAATGTATGAGTGATTGATTACTTGTCCGTCTCTCAAAAATGGTTCAAGTTTTGTCCTTGCAACACCCCCTTGAGCTACTGCTACTAAACTCTTGTAAAGAGGAACTTGTAAAAAAGGTGTCCACTTTTCAGGAATAATAGCATCTATTTCTGTTCTTGGTGTGTAATTTGCCATTTATTTTTATTGCCTAGTTCTAGCCCACTGATTGTATTCGTTAAGTTTTTCTATATTTTCTGGGGTTGGATTAGATGTTAATTTTTTAACATCATCGTATGACCAGTCTCCATAGTCCTTACCGCCACCTCCTTGGGTATTTGTAGGCAAAGGGTTAGTTTGTTCTTTGCGTATCTTTTGCCTTTTGGCTTCTATTAAAAGCTGTGTGTCTTCGTTCTTAACTGCTTCTAGTAAGTCTGTTCCCAAAGCTCTAGCTTGCCTACTGATTATATCAACCTCTTCAGAAGAATAATCTTTTAGGGCTTGTGCTAGCTTAATAAACTCAACAGGGTCTTGTTTAGAAGTTTCCTTGCTGGATTTCTTTGGTTCTGACTTTTTAGTGTGCAATAAAGCTTCTAACTCTTTTGCTTTTAACTCTGCCTTTTTGGCTCTTTCGTAGAGTTGTTTGTTTTTCAACTCTAATTCATTAGATGAATCATCTTCTTCAACCTCTCGAGTTTCCTCTTCGGTTTCGTTGACTTCTTCATCAACACTATCAGTGTCTTCTGTAGTTTGAGAGTCTACAAACTCATTGTTGTTTTCCATAATTTTTTAGAGGTTTTGTTCCTCTTAATTTATTTTAATTATACTCTGACTTAATTTTTTTGTCTTTTTTCTCCAAAGACAACTTAAATATAACTTTCTCTAATTCTTTTTTGGTAATTTGCCGACCTTTAAGTTCTATTTCGTCTTGTATTGTGTCTATATTTTTCAACTCATCTATCAATCCTTCTATGTAAAAGATAATTGCCTCAGCTTCGTGAGTGCCAACCATCTTCTCTATTATTTCGTCTATTGTTTCTTTTTTCATACTTCTATTCCCTCAGTTCCAACTGTTTGTAGGTTTTGTGGTAAGTTTGCTTTACTTATTCCCCCACCTACATTTTCTTGGACTGATTGTTCTATTTGATTAACTTGCGGCGAACCAAAGTCTGTTATGTTCTTGCCCATTCCTTCTAATATCTCTGCGAATATCTTTCTCTTGTTAGGGTCTGTTAAAAGTGTTGGGTCTGTTCCTATTGATTGTAAAATCATAAGATTGTTTGCCGCCTCAACTCTTGAATCTTTGTATTGTCCTGTTATTTCTATCTCAACCAAGTAGTCTACATTTTCATAGTATTTTGCTGGGACATAAATATCACTCGCTTCTTGCTTGTCGGCAATAATTTGTTTCATTGCGTCTGCTTGAACTTTTGATGGAATTTTCTTTTTGTCTTTTATAAACTCCATTAACTTGTCAATCCATTTAACCTCAATAACTAATTTTTGGTATTCTTCTAGGTCGTCCCCAACCAAGTTAACATAATGCTCTTTCGTTGATTTAAAGTTTGGAATAACATCGCTGACAATAAATTTCTTTATTTGAGATGCAACATCTTTCTGTATCATTTCAAAGTAAGACTGAACCATTGCTAGTGCTATTTGGGCTGAACCCAATGGAGTTCCTGCTGGTGGTCTTTCTCCCCTAACAACATCGTGAGTAAATGTTTGTTCATCTCTACTTGCTAGCCAACCCCTTTCTTCTAAGCTCATTGCAGTAAGGTTTCTTTCTTCGGTAGGAACTCTTTCAATTCTTGCCATTGTCTTTACAACATCACCATTGGCTACATCGTGAACTAAACTCTTATTAAAGTTTGCGTCCATTGTTTGAAAGATGTTTAAAGTCGCAAAGTAAGAGGACTTAACTCTTAGATTTGTTATTTCGTTTGTTCTAACTTGTGGGTCTCTTAGTATTTCTATTCTACTAACACCAAGCCATCTGCCTGGTATTTTTTCAAAATGGAAATCTCTGTATGGAAATTCGTCCTCGTCAATTTCTACATCGTCTAAAACTATACCAGAGATAGAAGTGAATGCTTCATCAAGGGGGTCTTTTCCATTATAAAAAGAACCTTCTGGAACATAAGCTATTACTCTTCTGTATGTCCACTCTCCTTTCTCGTCTTCAACTTCTCCATATCTTTCAAGAACCCTTATGTATTTGTCTTCTGTGCCTCTAAAGTGGTCTAGCACCTCTTTGATTTTCTTTTTGTCCCAACCTTGCTTTCTTAGTTGAGATGGGGTGTAATAGTGTTGTTCAATAACATATGCCGCGTCTCTTATAGTATCAGCAGACTGCTCTATTACTAGATTTCTTAAATCAACCATATATGGCTTGCGTCCAACTATCTTTAAGACAGCACTTCCCATTTTAGGCAAATCAGAGAATAGCTTGTAAAGAATGTCTGTAAAGCTTTGTTCTTTCATCCAATATTGGAAGTCCCTATTCATTAACCAAACCTTTCTGTCGCTTTGCCCAGGTTTCTTTCGTATTCTTATATGTTTTGGTTCAAACTTAATTGCCTTTGTGGCGTTATTACAAGGGGCTTTAACTATGTTGTTAAAGAACTTCTGAAACCCTTCGCTGTCAATTTTGCCAGACTCAAACTGAGAATTATACATTCGTATATTCTCTTGGGTAGTTTTGCTCTGGTTAAATTCATAATTGCCAGCAATTTTAATGGAGTCATTTCTAAACTCTTCTATCTCCTGATTTATTAGTTTAAAAATGTCCGTTGTATTAGTTGTATTCATTGAATATCTTTCTTATTTTTTTTTCTTCCTCCTCTATGTAGTTGGGGGATAAAGCCCAACAAGCTAATGCTAGTGCAATTACGAGGTCATCGTGGCGTCCCTTGGGGGCTCCATAACTGACATAACCATTGCTTTTAATATTGTATTGGTAGCTTCTCAATTCCTCTAATAAGTCATCGTTATTGCATAGCTTGATAACTTTGTTCTCGCAGAATATTCTTAATTTATCTATAAGCTGTTCTTTTGCTTTGTTTGAGTGCATACTGTAAGGAACGGCAAATGTCATCTTCTGTATATCCTCAAACACTGCGTCCCCTGAACCACTGCTGTCTATCCATAATGGTGCTGAGTTGTATTTCTTTGAAACCTCAAATATCTTTTCTTTTATAAATTGCCAGCTGGATTCTCTAAGTTTTTCAACCCATACAACTTTTTTTCTTCCCCTGTGGATAACCACTATTGCTGTAAAGTCGTCTTGCCTTCCAAGGTCTACTCCTATAACATAATCAGCTCCTTTTTCTGGTTCTTCCATCTCTCCGTCTACTAGTTCTGTTATATCTCCAAAAGTAGAACCTGCACTTGTAATGAACTTTGCTAAATATTCTTGTTCAAAGACTTTCTCTGGGGTAACTGTTTTTAACTTTTCAAGCTCTTCTGTTGAGACATATGGGCTTTCGTATGATGTAAAATGGAATTGTCCCTTACCTGCTTTTAGCCATAACTGATAAAAGTAATTCATTCCATTCGGTGTGCTGATAAGAATTGTTCTTCCTTTTCTGCTAAGTGTTGTAGGCTTGACATATCGGAAATATATGTCGTCATTTAAAAAAGCCGCCTCGTCTATAATATTTAAATCTGTCGCACTTCCTAATATTCCTCTTGGGTTTTCTGCTGACTTACCTTCCACAACTGAACCATTTTCTAGGGTTATCTTTGGTGGTAATTTCTGGTAGGTGAATTTGGTTGTTATCTTTGATAGGTTATGTAAAACTTCGTCTATAACTTTTCCTGTAAGCCCGTAGTCTGGGGCGATAATAAAGACATTCTTGTTCGGTTGTAATATTTCTTTGAGAACCAAATAAGCACAAGTAAAAGTTTTACCAAACCTCCTGCCAGCACAGACAACAATATCTTTTGCTTTGCATTCTATTATTTCCTTCTGTCCTTCGTGCGGGATGAAGCCAATTTTCTTTTGTAGCTTTTCGTCGCTAATAATTAAAGGTGCTTTTGTGTTTTGAGGGTTCACATTCCCTGGGTTTTTTATCATAAGTTTTAAGAGGTTTCTTCCTCAGTTGCTTCTACTAAATCATAAATATCTTTTTCAAAAGAGTCCATACCACTTTTTGGATATCTGCCTTTTACTTTGAATATTTCTTGTATTGCCCTTATTGAATCACAATCTTTGCCTGAGTATGCTATTTGTTCTAGTCTTTGAACTAGTGGCTTGTCTTCAATTTCATCTAGTAATCCCTTCCAAGTAGAAGTTCTAGCTACAGCATAACCCTTAGCTGAGCTGGGGGTATATCCGTGTTTTATTTGCAACTGATACAGGTTTGGGTTCTTGCCTTGCGAAATCTCTTCCAGATAGTCATTAAATACATTCTTAATCCTAACATCAGTTATTTTTTCTAAAGATTTTTCTGCTTTCATTGGGACATTATAGCATACTTTTTAAGCATAGTCAATCTTGTGTCTAAGTTAAAGACTTAATTGAGTCTTCTTTTCTAGGCAGTCCCTTCTTTTGAACGACAAAGCGATATGCTTTTTTCTCTTCTTTTACTTCCCACTTCCCTAAATCAAACCACCAAGCTGTTCTTTCTTCTGCTCTTTTTTCAACAAACATTTTTCCATAATACAGACTGCTTGCCGCACACTTGTGGTCTATCAAGCTTGGCAAAGAGAAATAAACACTTAGCTTTTTATCGCACATATATCTAAAGTCCATAACCCAGTCGGCTTCCGCTAAATCTATTGGCTTGATGTGCTTTTTCTTTGGGTCATCGCAAGTCTTTATCATTTCTCTCATAAGGTGTGTTGGAAATGCAAAACAAATCTCCTGCAATATCATTTTAAGCTCTACATAGTTTTTTCCCTCTTTGATTGCCTTGTCTATCAAGTCTCTGTTTATTCTTTTTGAATAAAAGAAATTATATATGCCTTCGGTGTTTCCTATCTGGTTTATAAAACTTTCTGCTCTTTGTTTGAAGTTCTCGCATAACAACGAGTCATCCTGAATAGTTATGCCGAAATCACAACCTTGCTTTATATGGTCTCTCAAGCATTTCTTTCTTGTGTGCCAAATATTGTTTTGTGTGTCCCATATAACCCTTATTCCTGGTAATTGCTTTTCAAGCTCTTTAACATATTCCTTTCTTTTAGGGTGTGCCATTATGTTGTAAGAAACAGTAAATGCTGGTTTTTTTTCTAGTAAGAATATAAAGTAGTCGTCCTCTCTTGCCAGGTCTTTATCTAATACCTTTATTCCATTGTCATTGAATATCTTTTCAACAGCTTCTTTCTTGTGAAAAGTAACATCTCCTTTTTGCCCCTTGTCTAAATGTATTCCTAGTATTAAATGCTTTTTGCTGGCGCTTACAAGTTTTGGGATAACAACAGCTAGTTCTTCTGTTGTTAGCCAGTTGAGAAATCTCATTGAAACAACAACATCAAACTCGTCTTCGTATTTTAATTCAAAGATATCTCCTAGTAATAAGTCGTCTTTTTTCTTTGCTTTCTTTTCAGCAAGCTCTAACATATCCAGAGAAACATCTATTCCAGTTGTTTTGTGTTTGCCGAAAAACCTGCCTGTCCCAACAGGGATATCTAGAACTGTTTTAGGATTTATCTCTTTTAAAAATCTTTCAACAATGTCTTGCTCTTTCTTCCATTGCTCTGTGTTAATCCTTTCAGCTTCATAGCTTTCAGCATAACCACTAACATATCTATCTCTTTTTTCTTTCATAGATTGTCGTGTTCTCGCAAGGCTCTAGCCCCTCTTGAAACAACTTATTTTTATAATCAAACTTTTTTAATATATCTGGGTGGTCTTTAAACTTTTCAAAATAATTCTTTTTATGGTCTCTGGATTTAATAATAATCATTTCTACTTCGTCTGGCTCAAACACTTGCTCTATTAAATCTCTTTCTTTTTTTATTGCTGTTGTAACGCTATCAACAATTAAAACATCATCTTTTAGGTTTGCCTTTATAATGTGATAATATCTTCTCTTGTAATCTTCTAAATCTGGGTAGTTATCCCAAGTAGTCCAATCCCCCTGGTCAAAGTCGTATAAGATATCTCTTTCTAGCTTGTAAGAAACATACATTTTATCTAATTCAAAATTGAATCCTTTTAACCTTTTCGCAAAAGTGCTTTTTCCTTGTGCTGACTCGCCTGTAATATAAACAATCTTCATATATTGGTTGAACCGAACTTATGGTCTACATAAGCCCCCTTTAATCTTTCTTGGTCTTCCGTGCCTTTCTTGCGGTCTATAAAATGAACAGGGTGGAATAATCTACTCTCGTATATCTTAACATCATGTCCTTTAATGGTTTCTGTTAGATATCCTGGTCCAAATCTCTGCCAAATGGGAAGTTTAGGGTCTCTGTCCTTTAACCCTTGTATCATCTCTCTCATAATAGGATGTCCAGCAACGCAACCAATAACAGCATTATTAACCAACCCAGGCAAATACTTCTCGGACTCATAAGCAGTAAAGAAATCGTCCTTCAAAAAACTATCAGGTATTTTCTTCAAGCAAACCATATCTGCGTCAAAGTATACTCCCCCATAACGATATAATATCTCATATCTTAATATATCTGCTTTCGCACACCCCCTGTCTTGTTCTTCAAATAACAGCCTATTAAAAAAAGGCAACAACATATTCTCGTCCCACAATATATGCTTGTAGCCCCTATACTTCTTCTTAAAAGAGTTTATCCACTCAGTTGGTGGATTATTCCCCATCCATATTTGATGTATAGTTTTAGGTATCATTAAGCACATTATAACATAATTATTCAATTAAATCAAGTTAATCTTAATTAAACCAGCAAAAATACTACCCCATATAGATTATAACAGATTATTGGAGGA